TAAAATCTGTTTTTGAAAATATAAAAACGGCGGTGGCAGGAATATTTGAAGGCATTAAAACAACAATATCCGGTGTGTTCCAAGTCATAGTCGGTATATTTACATTGAATACCGAAACTATAAAAAACGGTGTGCAGAATGTGATAAGCGGTATTACGTTAATAATTGACGGTGCGAAGAATGTTATAATAAATATTTGGAATACGATAACATTATCCGCAGGACTTGCTTTTGACAATATAAAGACGGTTGTAACGAATGTTATAGAAGGAATTAAAACAGTAATAGACAGCATAAGAACAACATTTCAGAATGTGTTTAATTCAGTCAAAAACACAGTGTTAGGCGTCTTTAATTCAATAAAGAGTACAATAAGCAATGTATGGAACGGGATAAAAGGTATTATTAAAACTCCGCATATTGTGCAGACGGGAACTATCAGTATTGCCGGTATCAATACACTGATACCGAAACTCGGCATACAATGGTACGCAAAAGGCGGTATTATGACACGTCCTACAATGTTCGGTATGAACGGCGGTTTCCCTATGGTCGGAGGTGAATCCGGAGCAGAGGCAATTCTTCCGCTCGACAGATTTTGGAACACACTGCAGAACTATATGAAACCGGTGTCTGCAAATGAGAAACCGAGCATAATAAACCAGATAAATGTTACTGTGTATTCAAATGGCGAAGATGATGATACTTTGGCAAATAAGGTGGCAAAAAGAATTGTTGAAGTGTTGGAGAATATGTGATTTTTGTGGCTGTCAACTCATGACGGCTTTTTCTTTGTTGTTTTTTTGGACGGAGGTGCGAATTTGGATATATATTTGAGCGTAAATAACAGAGCGGATATATTGAAAATTCCCGCTTTGCCGTCACAGTTTACCATAAGCAAACCACAGTCAACCGAAACATTTGAAACGGTATCGCATGGCGAACTTATGCTGATAGGAAGTCCGAAATTAAAAAGTATTTCTATTTCAAGCTTTTTCCCGATAAGAGATTATCCGTATCTGCGTGATAAGTCAATGAAGGGGTGGGAATATGTATATAAAATTGATACATGGATAGATTTGAAACTTCCTATACGCCTTATTATTACAGAAACACCGATAAATATGGCTGTTGCGGTCAAGGACTTTAAATACACAATAAAGACAGACGGTGACCTTTGGTACACACTTGATTTAGAGGAGTTTAATCTTCTGAATTATGAGGATCAAAGCAATGCAGAGGATGAAATTGATATGGAAGAACTTAATAAACTCAAAGAACAAGTTGCATACCTTGTAGGACTTGTTGAAACCCTTGCAAATCCAATGATATATAACTATATTGATGAAAACATGCCGGAGTGGGCACGAAAGAGTGTCCAAAAGGCTGTTGACAAGGGTGTACTCAGCGGAACGGACGAAGGATGGAATTTAAAATATGATGATTTGCGTGTAATTGTGTGGTTGGATAGATTGGGGCTGCTTGAATAATGTCATCGGGATTTGATGTTGCGGAACGTGCAAGAAAAGAAATGCAGGAAATAGGGGGCAAGTGCGCAAATAACAATAAATACACTCATTGGTATTCCGACAATGTTGAGAATATAGGATATAACTTTTGGTGGTGTGCGGCATTTGTAAGCTATGTTGTAAGACAGTGCGGTGTTCCGACAAGTATAGTTCCTAATTACTCATACTGCCCTAACTGTATTGATTGGGCACGAAGAAACGGCAGACTTCATTCAAAACATCAAGTTACAAATGGTACATATACACCTCACGCAGGAGATATATTTCTGCGTGAGGGACATACCGGAATAATTGTTTCTGTAAGCGGTAACAGTTTTACTACTGTTGAAGGTAATACAGGAGGGACAAGCAACTGCAGAACTGTGGGAAGTCATACATGGAGCTTTGCAGGCGGTAATTATGATTATGTGTTTAATCCGGAATACTCCGATAAGTCAAACGGAACATCATCTTCCGGAAGTATGGAAAGCTATATGTATTCGGAAAATTCATACGGCGGAGAAAAAGAACCTACGGCTGTATGGAATAACAGAGTTAAGGAAAACATTCATCCTGCAATGCAGAACCTTACTCCTATTACGCCGACTGATGAACTGAGAATGTATGCAAATGATACCGATATAACCGAAATGATAGGAAATCTGTCGTGGAAAAACAGTATATATGAACTTGCAACTACAATGTCTTTTGATATAGCGAAAAGTGACGCAACATACCTGAAAGATTTGATGTACACACCGCAAGTTGGCGATATTATCAGAATGGTAACCAATGCAGAGATTTTTCGGGGAGTAATAACTAAGGCAGATGACGGTGACAAGAACAGTAATAAATATACTATTGCTGACCTTGGATGGTATCTTAATAAAACAAGTCATACATATCAGTTTAAAAATATTTCGGCAGCAAATGCAATCAAAGAAATCTGTAATGACTTGTCTATATCTATTATCATGCTGCCGGAATTGACTGCAAATATAAAGCAGATATATTTTGATAAAACCGTATCGGATATGCTCAAAGATATTCTTGAAAAGTGCGGCGGGAATTATAACTTTGATTTTGTGCCGGAAGGATTGAGAATATACAAAATCGGAGATTTGACAGCCTATCCTGAATTTCAGGTGGCGAGTAATGTAAGACAGGGATATTCGATTGATTATAGAGGTAATGTAAGCCATAGCACGTCTATTGAGGAGATGTACAACTCTATTAAAATAACATCTGAAAAGGATAATGTGTATAAGGAATTGATGGTTTTGCAGAACCGTGACCTTATTGATAAATATGGCTTTTTGCAGAAAATAGTTAAGATAGATACCGAAAAAGAAAATGCCGATACAGTTGCAAAACGTGAGCTTAACGAAAATGCAAAGGTGAATGAAACTTTTTCGTTTGAAATAGTAGAGAAATATGACAGCTATACCAGAGCCGGAGAAGTTATATCGGTAGACGGTGTAAAGTATGCAATCGAAAGCACAAATCACAGTTATAAAGACGGCTGGCATTTTGATAAACTGGAGTTGAGTAAACTTGAATGATATATCTATTGATAATATTTGTTATTTCTGTTATAATGTACGTAATCAACAAATTAGAATTTGATTGCTATTATAGTAATAAATGAAAGTGAGAGATTAC